GTTTGCGTTTGCGTCAGATAGTCGTTGATGATCATCTCTCGATGAACTTCTATATTGTTCTAATCTGTCGTGAACAATTGCCAAATCCTTTGCTGTATCGAATTTGGTCTGTTCTATTTTAATGTCGAGGTTCTCAATCTTTTCAGCGACGTTATTTAAGATCTCATGTTGGACTGCAACTCTCTTATCTCTATCCGCTGACTTTTCAATGATGTACTCGTATTTAGAGAAAAACTTCTCTATTTGTTTGATGTCCTTTTTGATTAAGGCAACATCGGTTTTTACACCAGAAAGATTCTGATCTATATCGCTCATAAGCTTGGTTTCCAATTTGGAATTATTATATCACAAAATCCATTATATGTCAATGGTATTTATAACTATGGTTTGCCCTAAAGGCACTATTTAAAATTATATCTTTTTTATTTTTTTTCTACTGCAAGACCGGCAGCAGGTTCGTCATCAATTGTTACATTCCTGTAATAAACTATGACTTCGCCGAGTTCACGAATATATCTTCTCAGCTCTTGAGTATTCTTAGCCATCATTTGATAATCACCAACGGTCATTGCCACAAAGACTATGTCTCCGTTGTTTTTCTTTTTCATTTCGTCTAAGAACTTATCGAGGTAGGTGTATCCCACAGGCCATTCTGGATGTTCTCTTTCTTCTAAATTACAATCCTTCGGCCTTTTGGTTTTAGGTTTTCCATCGTCATCTATCTCACCTGTAGGTAGCTTTTTACAAGGATTAGTAACGATTGCTTCTGAGATTACATACCACTTTGGATCTTCTAAATTAATAGGACGTGGTAGTGTAGGTTGAATAATCTCAATCTTAACTGGTTTTGTTATGATCTCAACTTCTTTAGATCCGAATACGTTCTGAAGTGTACTACATCCGCTAAGGAACGTCAGGAGCATCAAGCTCGCTAATAGCTTTGCTGTCATTCTCTATATCTCCAAATACTTCTGCAGTACCATTATTGAATCTTAATTCCATAAGACCTGGTTTAGCAAGGGCAAGTTTATCAAAGTTATGTTTAGCAAATATAGCAAGGTACTGATCTTTCTCTTGTTCTATTGCATTATAATTACGTTGAAGGTTACCCAAAGATTTTGATTGTTTCTCAAAGTTTTCTGTGATAGCAGCAATGGCAGCTTTTTGTTCTGCCACAGCCCCTTCTAATTTAACATTGTTTTCTTTGAGAGTTTGGTTTTCGTTATATAACCAATATCCACCGAGACTGAGTACCAAAATAATTCCTATGAATATTTGGTTAAACATGTTACTCGTCTCTAAGTCCACCAAGTGTCATATGTGACTCTACGGTTTGACCTGTTCGTACGTCGACTTCATCAGCAACAATTCCATCAATACCGGCTTCGGCTTCAGGCTCTGCTGCTAGGTTCATTGTTTCGACTTCTGCGACTTCAGGATGTTCCGCTGTCATGTCTTGATATTTTGTATTTAAAGCTGCTCTTACTCGAGATGTCATCTCATCATCAAAAGCTTGCTTTACCTTTAACGGATTGTTGTCTAAGGCTTGTGAAATTATGTCATTTACTGGCATGTTGTTCTCCATATTATATTGTTAGTAAATTTATTTATACATTTTCCAAACGAACCATTAATCTCTCGGCTCGGTTAGTAACTTGTTTGTGCCATTGAGAATCTCTACCCTCAACAGCGGCTTCTTTCCAATCTCCTTCGAGAATGGCTGCGTGCATTTTCTTGAATTTGCTTAATCTCGTACGACCCATATTAAACATCATATTAACCAAGATTTGTTGGACTTCATCCTCAAGGGCTTCAAAGATCCCGTCTTCGTATAGATGCTCGCATTCTGAGATTGCCAAGTCCAAATCATGCTCGAAACATTCTTTGACTCTTTCCTCAGTAATTGGGGATCCAACTTGAAGACCGAACTCGGGGTCACTATCGAGAACCAGGTGTCCAACACCAAATGTAGGGTATCCGAGATGATCTTTGTATACTTCATATACTACACCCTCGTCTACTTTTAATTGTTCAAATACCGCCTCGCGGTCTAATTTTGTATCTTTAAAAAACATTTCTTTTCCTCTTTATGATAATGTAGAAAGATCTACTGTAGTTGTTCCTTGAAATTGTAATAAGGACTCTACCTGACTTTCTGCAAAATCTTGAATATTGTTTGAGTAATAATCATCACCACCGGCATATTCATATCCCCATACTGTAATATCAAACGCGGTGTTAGCGGTTGTAACTTTTGTTACTTCACTGTTGGCATAATCTTCAGCACTTAATACAGCAATCATAGGCTGTTTAGAAAATACAGAGGCACCAACAGAAACATCAAAAGTTTTAACGTTGATAGTAATCTTCTTAACGGTATTATCCGTATCGAGTTTTAACACTTCAACCAATTCTAAAACTTTATCGTATGTAGGCATTGATTAACCTGCTGAAGATCCCATTGCTGCTTTTGCAGCTGCACGTTCTTTATCGCGTTCTTGTTTGCGCTTTTCGCGTTCTTTCTCAGTCTCATCACGACCTTTCTGACGTTCTACATCAGCTGCGTGTTTTAACTTGAGTCTTTCTTTTTCTTTATCTTGTTGATCTTTTAAACGATCAGTTTCAGATGCCTGTCTTGCTTTCATTTGAGCTTGAGCAACTGCATCTTCCATTTTAACCGTACCCATAATATCTCGAATACGTTTCTTATGTTTCTTGGCAGTCTTTTTAGAAATGCCAGGTTCTCCATCAGGACCTACTCCTAATCCGGCGATGTTTCCACCCCCAACATTATTTGTAGGTTCTTCTTCGATGTCGCGCTTTGCTGCTTCAGCAATCACTGCACCGTTTTCATCTATGAATCGTTGTAACGCTAAATCAAAGTCCTCTTCTAAAGATTCCTCTGTTAAATAGTTAGTTGCATCAATTCTTTGTTGTTCGCGTATCAACCATAAGGCTGATGCATACGAAGCAAGTTTTGTCTGTCCGCCAGGAAGTTTACCTAATAGTTTCTTCAGATTCAAAATCATTTGGTCAAAATTACCAAACGCTTTCTTCTGCGCATTCTTCGAGAATTCCTTACGTTTGATTAGGATATTACCCTTCTCATCAATAATTCCTTCCTTATATGCCTCCCACTTTTCAAAGGGCGTAACTAGCCTTTTGATAAATGAGTACACTAAGAATAAATCTACTACCATTTAAATTTCCCTCAACCTTGTTTCGATAAACCCATCACCATTTATAGATGCTGCGTTCATCATCAAATCATCGTATACTAACAACTCAGGCATATAGTTCAAATACTCCACGAACGGTTTTAAGAATTCGTGATACTCATGTAGGCGCATGAATAGCATATTTGTTGCCTGCGGTCCAAACACATTGAATATTACAATGAGATGGTTCAGAATTAACCTTTCTTTCAATTCGTCGTCTTGCCTATAACGAGAGAAGAGTTTACGGAGATATTGAAATCTCTTTATATCCTCTTCGAACTCTGACATCTCAGTACACTGAGGGTTGTCATAGTGTTTCATCGCGTATAGCAGAAAGGTTGATTCTGTCAAATTCATAACAATAAAGGCTAACTCAGTTAAAGTTAAGCGTCAGCAACGACTGTATCATCTCCAGTACCATCTACACCTAAGTCACCAGCAGCAACTGCTGTAACTTTCATCGGAACTAAGCATTCCGCGTAGTGACGGCCATTGGACGTATGATATAACCACCAACCTGGTCCTTTAAGACCTTTAGCTCTGTTAGCTGCTACGCCTGCTTCCGTTAAGTCAACAAAGACTGCGTTGTCTTCGTCGTTTGACTTATTAGTATTGCCTGCGGCAGTTTCGAGCCACTTTGGTACGCTAGCTGCAGCGTCTGTCTTTCCCCATAGTGCCATTGTTATTCTCCTAATTTATTATTTTAAAACTGTATAAAGTTCATCAACTAATTCAGCTTTCTTTTTTCGTTTATCAAGTTCAATACCTGCCTTACGACCTTCAGCCTCAAGATCAGCTTTTGTTAGTTTACCTAACGCAGCTTTAGTAATCTTAGGACCTTTTGCAGTTGCAGCCTTTTTAGGCTCCTTAACTGGGTCAACTTTAGCAGGAGTCTTCTTGTCTAAACCAAATAGCTTTTTAATCCAATCAATCAAAAACATAATTTACTCCTATTATATAATAGAAATTAACTACCGCAATTGCTAGCGGCTAATTTCTTTTTCTTTTCTGGCTCTTCCTCTACGGATTTCTCTGTAGTTTCTTCAGCCTTTTCGTTGTCTCCTTTCCAGTTCTTGTCAACGTAATCAAAGAATTCTTTTTTCTTTTCATCGCCTTCAAGTTCTGCTGGACTTTCAACACCAAACTTTTTCAAACACTTTTGAAAGAATTCTTGATATTCAGAATCCTCTTCGTTTTGTAAACGAGACATGACTAATTGCTCAATCTTATTCTCGATAATTTCTTTCCAACTAGACATTTTATTTTCCCCTGTGTATTGTTCTGGTAATGACTTTAAAAATTTCATTATATCTCTATTACTACCAAAGACACTCAATTCCATTCCTGTTGATGTCTTTTTAGTAAACGGATTAAGCTTTGCACTCTTGGCAAGCTTTAAAGCGTTTTTATAGCTCTTATCGTCCATATCAACTAATTTAAAACTTCCGTCAGCCATTCCTTATTCCTATTATTATATGTTCTATGTTTATTTATAACAGTTTCGTTATCCGAATCTGTAAATTATCAATACCTTTAATTAAACGATGGTATTCGCCTTCTACGATATTGAATCTTACACCTGGCTCTAATAACAATGGTAAACAGTTTTCTGGTTGAAATTGCCAACCGTTTCCTGATATTACTTCAACTATGCGGTCTTCTTTATCTCTGTGCCAAACAAATTCTGCTTGGTCTTCGTTAACATCAAATGTACGAATATCACCAAGATCTGTATATGGCTTACCAGAAATAACTACCACCTCCCTTGAGCCCAAGATCGGCTGCGTATTTAGGTAATCGACAGGCCCAGTATCCTGCAGACATTTTATCTGTTTTAGTATCGCAATTGTGTCTGCTTGCGAAGTTACGAGCCGCGTCTCTATCATTGATTTTAGCAGTAAGCCCGCCTTTCTCATCGCCGAACTCAATCTTTTTGATATTACCTGTGTCAGGGTTTCTAACATAGACAACATACTTCTTGTCTCCACTTGAACGTTTAGGTGTATTTAATTCAGGTTCTGATTCTTCATTAAATTCAATCATAGGACTTTCTAAAGGAACAGTAACTCCTTCATATAATCCGAAACCTTCATGTTGCCACTCTGTAAATTTTTTCATTAGTGATCCGATTTGTCGTTTCTATCTGTTTTGTTTGATAATATAAATCGCCTGTTAGGATTGACTGCAATTTTGAACTTAGTCATTAACTTTCTATTCACTAACATTTCTGATGCAGTATCTTTTAATGATAACGCGATTTCAGCAATATGTTTCTTGTTATTGAAAAAGATCTCATGTTCAACTACAGGTCTTGTATCAAATGCCTTTTGACCACGAGTTGGGTTTGAGACATATATTACTTCACTCTCAAACTTATAACCGTTCTTTTCCCAAAATACCATTTTGCCTTTTGTTTCCATTTTATCGACATGGAGCATACTTGCTTTTGCACTGTTACCAGAATCAAACTTTGCACGTACAGGATTCTTTTCCATACCTTTAAATATAATCGTTTCAATATAACCTGCTTCTTGTCTAAAGATTGGTCTTCTATTGACATCCTTAGAAAAGAATTGTATAATTGTCTCTACAACTTTCTTATCAGATACTTTACCTTGCTTTTCTTCTGTCCAAGGATCATAACCTTCAAAGTGAGAACGAATACCTGGAGAACCATTTACTTCAATAATATAAGGATTACCTTTCTTATCAACAAAATGATCTACTCCACAATATACAGCTCCTGTTGCTCTTGCGGCTGCTTTAATTACTGCGATCTCTTTCTTTGATAAATCGTATGGTTCTGTTGTTGCACCTTGGTGAACATTGTTTCTAAAGTCTTTGTTATCTGGTGCTTGTATACGTTCGGCTGCGGCAATGATCTTACCACCTACAAGTAGAGTACGTATATCTGATTTCATTTCAAAGAATTCTTGTATTAACAAATCAGCATCGTATTTCCATAACGATTGACATACACCTGTTAAAGATGACATACTATCAATCTTCATTACACCAACACCTTGAGTACCTTTTAGTGTTTTAACAATAACAGGGAACTTTCCACCAACTCGTTTATGAGCGTCTTCAATTGAATGTTCGTTGGGTATAGATGATGTTCTTGGAATCGGTATATTATTACGACCTAACAATAATGCGTTGGACATTTTGTTATCGCAAACTAACATAGATTCTAAATCATTAACAAGTAAGAAACCAATATCCTGTAGGGAAGATACGAATGCTTGAGAGGTAAGCGTTCCGATTGCACCTGCTCTTACAAATACAATTGAGTTATGAGTTTCTATTTCAATATCTTTATTCTTGCCGTCAATATTACGAATCTTTACAGTTCCAATATCAATATCGGAATCGGCAATCCATGCTTTTGATATATCAACGAAATCAAATTTAATATCTCTCTTAACAGAAACTTCTTCAACAATATCAGCAAAGGTTCCGTCACCATCTCCTGTACCTAAGACAACCACATGCAGTTCGTTATAAGGAACAACTTCTGCTTCTTCCTCGAGAGGGAGTGGGTTTCTTCTGTACTCAGATATAGATTTCATAATATTAAATTCAACTAATTTACTTCTTGCGCTTATTCGCAGGAAGGCTTGCGTCTAATGCAGCTTCAACTTCTTTATATTGCCTAATGTATTGCATAGATCCATATTTCACTTTGTTTAGTTTAGAAAGTTCTCTTTTAACTTTAGGATCTTTTGATTGCTTCATATCAGACAGATCGTATCTTGCGTTAAGTTCACTTAGGTTAGTAGATTCTTCAACGTATTTCATCATGAATTCGTCAGTTTCATCTGCGTCATCAGTTTTAATTTCGCCGTTATCCATTGCCCATCCGATAATATCGTCTTCAGCTTTTTGGTCTAAATCTCCACCTCTTTGATACTTTTCTATTGCTCGTCTATGTTTTGTTATTATTTGTTTCCATTCTCTATCACGTGGAAAATGTTTAATTACATTATTGATATTCTCAAGTAATTCAGGAAAGATATCTTTAAGATCTCCATCGTCCATCATATAAGCATCGCCTTGTAGGAATGCAACAATATCAGCTTTCTTGCCAGTAATGTCAGCCGTCTGACTGCCTGTCTTTTTAATTTTAATATTGTGTTGTCTTTGCGACTTGTTAATATCAGATGAACTTCCAATATAGTCAATATCAATCTTAGTAGTTTTGTTTGGGCTTCTGAGTCTCAACTTTTCAGCCAATACAGATTCGTCCAAACTAATTGTTACTTCTTCTTCGAGTGATTCGTTATGAGGATAACCTTTTAATGGAACTGGTGAAGGTACCAAAGTTTGTTTGATTTTTTCATAAGTTAATTTTGCTAACTTTTCTTTGAACTCTTTAGTTCTTGCATCAATGGACTTTTTAACTTGTGCGTCCAATCTTGCTTGTCTATTATCTTCCACGTTTATCCTCCGAATTCGTGTCCTGCGACTCTCTTCATTTGTTTCTTAAACTCAGCAAAGTCAGGTTTTGATTTATATAATTTGATTGATAGATGGTCTTTATCTTTGCCTTTAATGCGCCAATTGTAACCATCCTTCTTATGTTCTGGTTTTGTTGTTTTTACAACACGTCTTTGGAATCCATCTTCCCAAGATTCGGATCCTTCTGATAATTGTTCATCAACCATCAAAGCTAAGATATGGGAATCTAATCCATACTGATTCGCAATCCTGCCTGCATAATATTCTTTTCCGTGCCTTGGTTTAGGACCATGCTTATACATGATTTCTTTTACTTTAGCAACAGCTTGCCCATACTTCTTTTTAAATATAGTATCAGCCGCAATCTTTTTAATTACTTGCTGTGTTGTTAATTCTTCAGTTTGATTTTCTTCAGGTACGCAATTAGGAACCATCTTGTTGCCTTTCTTTTTCATGCCTACTTTTTTGTAGCCAACCCAGCAACCGTCTGCTTCTTCAATAGATTCTAAAATGTCTCTGAAGGTTTTCATATTTCTATTTAAGCCTTACTGAATAAACAAATGGTCTTTTAGGATCTGCTTGACCTACTCTAACTGCTTCACCGTAATATAAATCTATTGGGTTATTAGTATCTAACTCATTAGGTTGTATATCTTTTACGGATTGACCACCAGCAATTTCTTTTTGAATTGCTATAGAAGTATCTTTTGCGAATTTAGTATAGTTTTTACAGAATTCTTTAGAAACTTGAAGCTGTTCTTTCATAGTTGTTTCAGCATCTTCTAAATATTCTGCCCTAAACGAAAGTAGGATCTTATCTCCACTAATTTTCTGCGTGGTGCCTTCGGATTGTAAATCAAAATAACTAGATTGAAGTCCAATTAAAGTTGATTCATAATCATCTCTTGCTTGTTGCGCTTCAAAAGCTTTTAGATTCTTACAGCCTTTAACCTGAAACTCAAGGTCAAACCCTCTTGCTTCTGTTAAAGCATTACGCATTCTCTCGTATAACTCTTTTTCTAATTCTTCTTTTACCTGAAGTGGCTTATTAGCAATAGCATCTTCAATTATTTTTTTAATACTCATTTTATTATCCTTTATATTTACCATCTACGATGTCGTTAAATAATTTTTTAACTGCCGTTCTTGCAGCTGCAGGGCCAACTTTATATTTCTGTTCTAAACTTTTAGAGATACCTGTTAAACCAGTAATACCATCAGAACGACCATCTTTCATAAAGTCCATGATATCTTTTTCTAATTGTTTTTGATTTGGTAAACTTTCGTTGATTTCTTCTTCAACTTCGTCTTCCTTAATTAGTTTATCTACATTCAGACCGCTTTTAAGATTACCTTTACTATCTATTGCCTTAGGATACATTTTAGCAATTAGATCATTATAACCTACAAGTATATTTAATAAGTCAGCTTGGATTTCTTTTGTTGAAATACCTCTAATTACTTTCTTAACTGCAGCGAGGTTACCTTGAGCAAGAGCACGAGATACTGCCTGATAGTCTTTCTTATCTTGACCGGTTTCTTTATTAGAGAGTCTTGCTACATTCTTAGTAGCTAAAGTTAAGTCTTGATTGTAATTTTCCATAACGACAGTATGTGGTCTTCCATTGATATGAACAATAGGATTACCATTCTTATCTACGTTACCGTCCCATACTCCGTCTTTATGAGCCTTTCTGGCTTTCTTAACAAGAGGGTGAGTTTCTAAACTCCTTACCTCAGCTAACGATTCTCTAAATGATTTCATTATTATCCAAACCTCTTTGCGAATGTTTTAAGATCAATAGTTTCAATAGAACCAAACTCATCAATTACTTTATACATAAGTTTGCCTCTCATATCAATTGCCATTGCCTGATAATATTTGGTTCCAGATCTTAAACCGCTAATCTCTGAACCGTAAATATTTAAATGTTTAATCTGTGGGGCTTTTTTAATTTCTTGAAGTTCAGCATCTTCATCAAACATACCTGAAGCTTTCATCATGGCAAGTGCATCTTTCTTTGCCTTTTCCATATTTTGCTTATTCATTTTTTCAACGGCTTTCTTAATCATAGCAAGTCTTTTCTTTTTATCCTTTTCAGACATTGCTTCATCAACTTTACCGTATGTAATACAAGGATCTTGACCACAACCACAATTCTTTTCTTCTGGAAGTTTCATTGCGAATTGTTGATCATCTTCAACTTTTCTTGCGAATTGAACAACGTATTGTCCTGGTTTTGCTTTTGGGTACATCTTTTTAAATACTTCTTCATGTCCCATAATAAACGACACGAGATCTTCAATAATAACAGTATCAAGCTTTGCCATATACTTAGCAGCTTCTTTGTGTTTATTTTGAGATATCATTTTAGCAACATTTTGAAAATCACGTTTATCACCACCTGTCTCTTTACGAGCAGCGTCGTTAATTTCTTTTGCTAAATCTTTGGATTCTTTTGAAAGGTTTTCGCTGATTACATCAACGCCTTCTAATACTTCTCTGAATTTTTTCATTTTTCGTTTCCTTGCTGGTTTCTCTGCCGGAGTATCTGTTTGTAATTTGGCTCGAGCCTTATCGGTTCCCCAATCTCCAGCTCCACCAGTTTCGTTTATATTATTTATATCATCCATCTATTTAACTTTATCAGCCAAGTCTTTATCAGCTTTACCCCAAGTACCAGGTGATTTTGTAGCAAAACTATTTACTCTTGCCAATCCCCATTGTACTGGAGTTGTACCAGGTCTATGGCCTGTTCTCCAAGCAGCAACACCACGATCAAACACTTTCTTCAATATTGCATAAGGCATTCCTGATTTCTCAGCCTTATCCTTTAATGATTTTTCAGGGTTTGATTTTTCAGATACAAATTCTACTTGCTCCATCAAATCATATAGTTCGTTAATTCTGTTTTCTGTAATTTCAGATTCAACTTCGGCACGCTGTTTTTCTAATGCTTCCATTTCTCTGGCTTTACCATACATCTTGAATCTATAATCAAAATTAACTGTATTATCTTGTCTTAATAATTGGTGTGGTCTTTTTAAACCTGCACGTTCCATATTACGGTTAACGGCTTCACCAAACATTTTCTTAAATTTGTTTGAATGCTTAGATGGTTTTGTTTTAGCTTCTGCATCACCAGGAGCAGGTTCATAAGCTTTTGGATTGTCATCGTCCATCTTTGTCTTTTTATTAAAATGGGCTTGACGTTTATCTTTAGTAGAACCACCTAGATCTTTATAATATCCAGGTTGTTGTTTTTGTTGTTTTGATTCTTTATCAGCTTCTTTTTGTAATCGTTCTTGAATAGATGCTGCTTTATATAAATGTTGATTTGTTTCTTCGTTAGCAGTTCTTAAAGCCTTTTGAACTTCAGGATGCTTTGATAAATTTCTTTTGAGTTTATCAATTTCTTTAACTGCATAATTCATATTACCTGCTAAATCCAAAGCAAGCTCAATTGCTAACTTAACATTCTTATCTCTATCTGCGGCTGATTTAGATCTTGGATTCTTTTTATAATATTGAGCAACTTCTGCGCCTGTTAGTTTTTGTTTACCCATTGGTGATAAAGGATCTACTTTACCATCTTTAACTCTTTCAGCAAGGAATTGTTGAACAGAGAAGTTTAATGATTCGGATAAACCTAAACCTTTACGAACATCAGCGTATAGGTCATTCTTTAATCTTGCGTTACGTCCTGGAATACCTTTAAAGAATAAAGCAGTTTCACCGTCTGCGGCTGCTGCTCTTACCTTACTTGCTGACATACCTGAAACATCATCAGAATCTGGATCTCTATCACCTGCCGATACAACCTTAATAGAATTAAATGTATAATCCTTTCCGTTATATTTGTTTAATAGTGTTTCAAATTCTCCAGTTCTATCAGAACCAACAACGAGAACAAGATCCTTAAAGCCTGCCTTTTGTAATTCTTTTGCTACTTCAATAATTGTTCTTGCGGTTGATTTAACAACTAATCTTTTACCAAATAATGTTTGTGCATATTTGATTTTCTGATCGTATGTTAATGGATTCTTTTTAACATCTTGTGTTCTTGATAGGTAAACGTATGGAGTACCCTTTTCTGATATTGCTGTTGAGATAATCTTATTAACTAATTTCTCATGTCCTACGGTTGGAGGATTCATTCTTCCAAATGTAATAACAGCTTTATCTTGAACAGCTTCTTTAATCGTAGGTTCGGTATCTATGAATTTATTCGCATCAAAACTGGTCTTGGAATCTTTCTTAATAATTCCTTTACCAGTATCTTGGTCTTTCTTTTTATCTTTGCGCTTTTTGATATCTTTATTATCCTTGTCAAGTCCGCTATCTTGATCGTTATAATCGTCGATAGAATCTTTGGCCATGGACGTTGCATCTTTTTCGTTTAAGCGATCCATTTAAATATTCCTAATTTTATTTGCTAATGTTTTTATTTATAATATTTAGCAAAGGACTCAATAAATTCGTAGTTTCTATGTGCAGAATCATTCCAAATAGTAGATTCTCTTAAATATCCAATGGCAGGAGTCGGTGACATAATTGCCAAAGGTATTTGAGTACATCTTTGATTGAGAATAAAGTATGCATTATCAACGCATCCCATTACTCCTTTCTGTTCTATTTCATAAATTAAGTTTTGTGCTGTTCTTTTTGTCATCATATAAGCATGCGCACCTTCATGCCCATTAATACCAATCAATTGTCTTGGTTCATTATCTCTTGCATCTATAAAGTTATAATTTTCAGGGTCTGTTACTTTATAACCTAATGTAATTAAATAATTGTCTGGTACTTTAATATCGGGTTTATAATACATTAATGCATCATGTTCTAATACAATACCAACTTCATCATCACCTTCTGCTATCTTTTTCCAAATGGCTGCGTGACCAGCTGAACATGTATTTGCTTTATGTTCTGCAGTTGGATGGTCAATATGCATCATAGGTTCGTAAAACTTCATCTTAATACCAGTTTGACACCAAGCCATACGACCAGTACAATTAGACCAACCTTCAAAGTATTCCCAATCTAAATCAATAACATCACATGTCTCTGCACACATCTTTGCGTACTTGCGTGATATTGGATGATCATGTGTTAATATATAAGCTTTCAAAATTTTACCTTTTCATATTTGTTTTCTTCTGCGTATTCGTTAATTCTTTGTTGATGTTTTAACGAAGGAGTTGGAAACTCTCTACACATGTTTTCAAATG